GGAGTAAAGAATCCAACTTTATTGTCCTATCAGGTTGGCATATACTTGAATGACCCAGACGGCTGGTCTAAATATGGCTATTTTTTTGAAGAGGTCGAGTCTGATGAACACGTATTCATTCGCCTGTCTCTACCATCGACGATTGAAAAAATATGTGGAATTCCAGGAAACTTATCATGCGCTGAAGTTGGTGGAAGATTCATGTATTTGAACTCGGATAGATGGTTTCATGGGTCATCAAAGAGTAAGCTATCCCTTGCGGATTATCGCCAGTATATGGTGAGTCATGAAATAGGACATATTTTAGGACACAACCATAAGAAATGCCCGTGTGTAGGTTGCCTCGCAGATATTATGCAGCAACAAACACTTGGAATCGGCTCATGTAAGCCTAACACAAAAGTTTAACTTATGAATATATAAATGGTTTGCCGTAAATCTTACAATGAGGTTCTTGGTGCTATATTTGTTATGACCTTAATCGTTTTTTCATCTGGTTCAACATTAACCGGAACCCTTAGAAAGATATGGGACCTTCAAGATACTCAGTATCTGAATGCAGACAATCTGATTCTTGCCGGTAACATACTTCAGATACTTTCACTTGGAGGCGTGCTTGTATTTCTATCGAATGAAGGTAATCCCCCAGTCCAACTTGGACTTGTCATGGCTATGCTTGTTCTGATTGTTCTCGTTCTCTATCTAACAAACATCGACTCGTCGAACAAGGAAGCCCAGTGGTCTGCTGTTGTTTTGACAGTTATTAACATCTATGTGATGGCCACTTCTCTGCTTCTGGGTTATGGTGTTTGTGCGGTCGAAGAATTGCCTGCTGCTCTTGGAAACATGGTAAAAGTTTTGGGTGGTCGGCGTTAAATATCTGACTTTCACAGACAAAGCTCTTTATAAACAAATGCCACGTGAACAGCTACCGAAGATCGAAGATGGAGTTGTTGTCGATTACCTTGATGAGGACCCTGAGATTCCTACGCAGAGATATGCTATTCTTTCATTCATCTCGCCGGAGAAGGTTATCAAGCAGAAGAACGAGTTCATGAATGAGAAGTTCGTAGAGTGGCTCGAGTATGACTGGAAGGTGAAGGGTATGGAGAGCATGATGGCTTATCTTTCAAAGAAGTACTCTCTCAAGATTGATGATCTTTTCAAGGATCTTGAGGAGTTCACGAAGGTTCATAACGCCGAAATCAAGAAGACTGATATCCACGAGAAGTGGGAAGTCTTCCTGCTGAAGCACGAAAAGGAGCTAGAGACTGAGTATACTGAGAAGGTAGACTTCCTCACGAATGTTCGCGGAGTAAAGGTTCGTCGTGTGTTTGCTAATCTCGAGGAGGCCCAGCACTTCTCGAAGGTTCTTCAGCGCAAGTATCCTCGCGACAACCTATACCTTGGAAAGGTCGGCTGCTGGCTTCCATGGGATCCTTCTGAACATATGATGCCAGAGGTTGAGTATGCTACTCAGGAGCTCAACGAGATGATGAGAAAGTACAAAGAGAATGAGGTCAACAAGGACATCTTCTTTGAGGACGAGAAGGCTGAGAAGATTAAGGCCCAGCAGCTTCAGAATGAGGAGACCAAGCGCAAGAATGCTGAAGCTCTAGAGAAGGAGAAGAATGATAAGGGTATCATGGACATGTCTGATCTTCAGAAGCAGTTTGATACTCCTCTACACCCATCTGAGGGAGCAATTCGCGAGGAGTAATCTTATGTCTTCTTAGTTATCTTCATCCAGGGGTCGGCATTTCTCTTCTTAACCAGTTCTGGATTATACTCATCTGCTATTAGCATTGTGCTTGTGAACGGCTTGTTGTCAGCCCAGACAGATTCATCACACATCTTAAACGAGTTGTGTTCCTGTGCCTTGTACCAAAATACCTGGTCCTCTAGTCTGTTTGACTGGATTCCATTACAAATTACAAGACATTCGTAGTTCTCTGTACACTGGTCCATGAACTGACAGAACATCTGAAACGTTGGAAACATACCAGCATAGTTATCATAGATTCTCTTGCGATTGTTGAGAACCGTCTCGCGCAGTATAAAAACAAAATCGATATTGGTTCTCAAATTAGGGCCAACACCGAGTGGATACTGCATAGTAATTAGGGTAACCATATCAATGTGTCTTCCATTCATGAAAATATAACGGGTTGACTCTTCATTCATCCATGTCTTGTCATACAAGCAGTCATCTAGAATGAGAAAGGCTCTTGGATCTATATTTGAATGACCTCCTGTTCTTTTCTCATTATTTCTTGCTTGTTTAACACTCATCTGCCTCTTGATAGCGTTCATCACGAGTGAAGGGTTATATTTGTCGTGTATCAGCTTAGAAGGAACCATTTCTTGAAAGAAAGGGTTTGTAACCTCCGAACCTGAGATTACAGTTCCAACCGGGAAGCAATCTCTTGTATTCGCAAGAATATCCCTCACTAAGAAAGACTTTCCTGTATCTCTTTTGCCTATGAGAACAATCATGGGAGACTTTTTGGAGTCAAGCTCACATCTGTCTCGGATTATCTGCATATTGAATTTCTTAATGTTAAAGTTCATTACTATGATGCGTGAAGTTTTTGATTATGGTTTAACCATCAACTATAAATGGTGAAGCGTAGTCACAGCGAGCTACGTAGCTCCAATGTACTTCTATCTCTCCATAAGTACAACGTTGAAGGCCTAAAGCTTTCAGCAAAACAGCACTGGAATATTTCAAATATTCAGCCATATTTTCCTCCAGTTGAAAAGTTGTTCAAGACAAATGACATTGAAGATATCTCGGAGTATGGGATTCGATTTCAGGACGAAGCTAGTTTGGTAACTGATTCGTCGACAATAAAAACTGTATCTGGTAGTCTAATTGACGTCCACAAAAAGGTTACGATGATTCTAAGCCCATACCAATGGATGAGAGGAAGCTATGCCCCTATTGGTCTTCCATCTTCAAACGAGCAGTCTCGGGAACTGTTTGATAAACTACAGTCTTCCAATAACGCAAGCTATGTTGGATCAATTATCAGTGCCGCTTTATCGCAGACAGGATGTCTTCATTTTGCAAGAGTCTATGGTATTTTTAATGGAGTGTCCGATGAACACAAACTAGATATTTCGGATGACTATGCTGAATTATGCGATCGACCATGGTTCTCTCAGAATATTGGAAGGTTCTTTAACGTTCATTTATCAGATGAGGTTCAGTCATCGCAAGAGTTCAAGCATACGCGAACTGCTAGATTATCGATACGTCTTGGAGAAGACGCTCAATTAGAGGAAATAGAAACGTTAGAGGCGCCAGATGTAGATGCTAAAATGGGAGAGCTTCAGCAGGTTCTTCAAGAGGAAGTAGAGGATGACGCAGAGTCCGATACCTCGTCTGTTTCAACTTCCTATATTTTTGATATTCAATCATGCGATTGCGAAGAGGAAGACGATGAATCCTGCGAAGAGGGTGGAGAGAACTTTGCGTGGGCCATCTTTAAGCATGTTCCCGTTCAGCTAACTCTCATGGAAAAGTGTTCAGGAACATTCTATGAGTTGATTGTTGAGAATCCTGAAACAGAAAAGCATCTTGCTTGGGTTTCTCAAATAATGTTTGCTCTTGCGTATGCTCAGAGAATTATGGGATTAACACACAACGACCTTCACGCGAATAATGTTATGTACGTAAAAACGTCGGAAGAGTATTTCTACTATAACTGCGGTGGAGTTCTATACAAGGTTCCAACGTTTGGATATTTAATTAAGATTATTGATTTCGAAAGAAGTATTGCTTCGATTAAGATTACTGGAATGAAGTCGCCAAAGCTATTTATGAGTGACCAATATCACGTCGACGAGGAAGCCGGTGGGCAGTATAATTACGGAGACTACTATCTTCCAAAGTATCCTGAAATTAAGCCAAACCCTTCATTTGATTTAGTTCGCTTTGCCACCTCTATTTTCTGGGACTTATTTCCAGAGGGACCTGAATCATCCGAGTATTCTGAGAATCTTCTTTTCAAGCTATTTATGAAGTGGCTGACACTTGAAGATGGCAAATCAATTATGTTCTCGAAGCTTGAAAATAGACACGACAGATATCATGGGTTTCATCTTTACAAGGCAATAGCTCGCTACTGTAAGGATGCCGTTCCAAGAAAGGAAGTTGCGACATTAAAGGAGATTTATGGAACCGAAACAATACCAAGTGGCGCTTCTGTTCTTTTAATTGAATCCTAAAATGAATTGTATTGATTCATGTGTTCATAGAGTATGGAGCGTGTTTATTTATACCTAGTCGACGGAGCAGAGTGGGAGGACATTATTGTCTATCTTACGGAACAAGAAGCTATTGATATCTCAAAGAAGTGGCCAAATGCTCGCGTTGAGATTTTCGATAAATCGCCAATGGGAGGATATCGCCCTTCCTATACGTGTTTCGTAAATGGTGTTTTGCTTAAAATGTAGGAACTCCAACAAACATATCTTGTGTTTGAAGAGGAACATTCTCTACGATTGTTTTTACTGACTCAGTAACTGACTCTGTACCGACAGAGAATACAACACCACCCGCAAGAACGCCACCGAATAGAGCCATCTTTAAGGCAGACTCCCAAACAATCGGCTCTCCCTTAGAACGTCTATCAAGTGCATAAATTATAAAGCACACAATAGCAATCGCCAGCGGAACTATTAAAAGTAGCATTTGTTGTTCATTTGCCCTTTTCTTTATAAGTTTAGAACGAGTGATTCGGTAGCGCGACTCTCTAATTCTTTTAGGGGGTCTTCTTCTACATCCTCTTCTGCTAGTTTCATGTTTGTAATCTCTTCTCCAAGTGAAATCGGGGCTTTTTCTTCCTCCTCATCTTCCTCCTCTTCTTGTTCAAATACAACCGACTTTTGAGGTTCAGGGACTTTTTCTTCTTCGGCGACTTCTTCGAGTTGTTCACTGAAATACTTCTTGGAAATTGACTCCCAAGGAAGAAAGCTACGAATAACCTTTTCGAGACACACCGCGATGATTTCTTCGACTTCCTGGCGATTACGAGCCTGAGTCTCCGACGATGTCCCACTTAGCTTAAAAAGGTAGGCCGTCTGCCAGAGCTTGCGAGCAGAGTTAATGTATAGCTCATGAATGAACTTAGCTAACGACGGTCTGTCAAAATCAATCTTAATCTCCTTCGACTCTCCTCTATATTGAAGGGACGCGAATGATTTCATGTAGGCGATGAATACACCCATCAGAAGGTCATCCAGATACGTACACTTTGTTACCTTTTCAATCCGCTCTACTTCTGTTGATAATGTAGTATCTGACCACTCTGGAATCTTTGTCAGCATGTTCTGAAATGTTCTGAGAATCTGATCTTGCTGTCCCGTGCGTGCGCATGCTTCAGATGCTGACTTCATGATACTCCAGAACCCCTCGGCGATGGGTGAAACCAACATTGAGGCAAGATACTCTTTCAGATGAGTCTTAGCAAATTCTGAATCTGACATTTGTTAATAAATCATACACTTAATGGAACTTATATTACGCAACCCTGGAAAACGGATTGGATGGGCCCACCGAAGTAGATAGCACAAAGAGACGCACACCGGAAGGAAACTTTACGGAAACTCTAAAATGACACTCGAGACAATCAACGAGAGCTGGGCTG